CCAGGCAGGAGACCGCATTTTGATCCCGGAAATGGATGAGATGTTGAAATTGTGGGCGCTCGACATGCACGGTGGCGGTGGCCCTGACGGATCTGCCAGCAGTATGTTGGGTCAGTTGATAGATTGCCGGGGAGAATTGATTCGTGGCACACGCAGTGGTTCAAAGATGCTGCTGCCATGGAGTGCAGACATTGAAGTGATCGTAAATAAGCATCTGTCCTGGCATCTGGCCCAAGTGGTGCAAGAGCATTACCTGAATCGTGAAAGCGTGGAGCGCCAGAAATGGGCACACTGCGGGTGTGGTCGGACGCAGTTCTATGCGCGCTTGCACTCGGCACATCTGGAGATCGCCGGCATGTTGCTGGAGCGCGTAGCCTGATGGCGCGGTCCGTCCCTGTATGGACTGCTAGTGTTTTGGCTAGTGGGCCATCTGCGCGCCGCGTGTTAATTGATGATGGTCCACCGTCCCACCTTTTTTCTATCTTTCCCGCATGTGATGCACACACCTACATACACGCGCGCGCATACGCGCAGCGTTTATTAATTCTCCCTTTACATGGAAATAGTAATAAATAGTAGGACGGAAGGGCGCCGCTTTGATTTATCGGTGTTTCAGACGTCGCGCCTGTCTTGTGATCAGTGGGACAAGAGGGTCCACGCCTGCGGCGCTAGAGCCAGTTACGTTATATGTCCGTTGATTACCGGTGTATTGCCGTTGATTGCAGGGTGGCAGCGCTGAGGTCTTGCTGCCACCGGACTGGAGGGGTATAAATCAGTCATCTTCAAAGAGGTACGCAAGCAGCGATCTCACCACAAACCCGGCCTTTGCGCCGGGTTTTTCATTTCTCCTCAGACGTACTACTTCGTACAGACAATTTTTCCTTTGGAACTGAGAAATGGAACGAGATCAGAAACTGTTGGTGAAAATCTTGGAGGTCTGCATCAAGAGCTCCGATGACTGGAAGCTCGATTTATCGGCCAAGGATATTCGCAGCAGATTCTCCAGCGCCGAATGTGCCCATTGGTCCGGTGTTGTCGTGGATGGCCATATTGAGCTGCTTGTAGATTTGGGTTGTATCAATGTTGAAGGGGAAGCACCGGATATACGTATCCAGCGCGTCACCAATGCGGGATATAACTATCTCGACAGAAGTAAAAGGCTGAGTTTGCGCAGCGCTGAACTTCCCATCCACTAGACAACAACGTCTTTGAGCCCTGCCTAGCGCAGGGCTTTTTCGTTTACGGAGTAGGCCAATGACGAACGAACAGCAAGCGCTGGCAGAAATGCCGATCTGGTTAGTGATCGTCCTGGCCCTGGTGGGCGGTGTGTCGGGCGAGATGTGGCGAGCGGACAAGGAGGGCGCCCGGGGTTGGGCATTGATAAGGCGGCTGGCCCTTCGGTCCGGCGCCTGCGTGGTGTGTGGGGTATCGGCGATCATGCTGCTGTACGCTGCGGGTATGTCGATCTGGACATCCGGCGCACTGGGATGCCTCACCGCAATGGCAGGGGCAGACGTTGCCATCGGGCTGTACGAGCGCTGGACTGCCAAGCGCCTGGGCCTGCAGGAAGCAGAAGCCAAGGGTGAGGCCGGACCTTAAACATCCAGGGGCAATGACCATGATGCGACTTGAGATGCGTGACAACATCGACAAGATCGTCAGGGAAATGCGTGGGCTCAGCAAGTCGAAGGTGCCGATAGCCGCTGCCAAAGCGCTGACCTTCACTGCCGAACGCGTCCAGGCAGCTGAGAAGGCCGAGCTTGAGCGAGTGTTCGATAGGCCCACACGGTGGACGCTCAGCTCGGTCTTCAAGCGCAGTGCCACGACCAGCCGCCTGTTTGCCCGAGTGTGGGTCAAGGACGAAGCCAGCTCAGGCGTGCCCGCGTCCAAGTACCTGCCGGTGCACATTGACGGTGGCAACCGGCCACATAAGCGATTTGAGAAAGCGCTGATCCACTACGGCTTGATGCCAGCTGACATGTACGCCGTCCCTGGTCGGCGCGCCAGGATGGATGGCAACGGCAATATCAGTCGCGGCCAGATCGTGCAGATCTTGTCCGCACTCGGAGCAGCTGAGCGGGTGTCGGGCTTCATGGCCAACCGCACTCAGCGCAGCCGTCGCCGTAACCGCAACGCACCGGACTATTTCGTGGGTCGACCTGGCAACGGCACTGGCCCTTTGGGTATCTGGCAGCGGATCGGCAACGGGGCACGGCCCATCCTGATATTCGTCAAGCGCCCGACGTATCGGCGGCGCTTTGACTTCTACGGGGTAGCCAATCGCGTCGCCGAGGCCGAGTTCGAGCCGCTGTTCCGGCGCGCCCTGGCACGGGAGATGGAGCGAGGCTGACCTCTTGTCGGCTTCGTGCATTTCTCCTCAAAAAATGGCGATTTTTCAATGATTTGTCGGGGTTTTGGCTTGACAGGTCGACTTGCGACCCAAAATCAATGGGTCCTTCCAGGCAGCGGGGCCATCGGGGTAATTCGAACCCCGACTTTTTTGCAGATTCAACCCGACATAGGGGGTTCCGCTTCCCTCCCAGCATCAGGATCAGACCATGCCAACCCAACATGAAATCGCCGAGCATCTGGACATGAGCGAGCGTAATGCCCGCGACGTGCTCAAGGGCCTGACCCTTGATTGGCAAACGGCAAGCATGGACGAGATCCGAACGGCCTATATCCGTGATTTGCGCGCGAAAGCCGCTGGGCGCGGGGGCAGCCAGCTTGAGGAACTCAACAGAGCGCGGATCGATGATCTGCAGCAGAAGTCAGCCAACGGGCGGTTGGTGTATTACGAAAAACTGCGTTCATTGATTCCCTCCGGTGAGGCAGAGCGGGCACTGTCTGACTGGGCCAGTTTCGCAAACCGGGAATACCTGGGCGGCCTTGAACGCATCATTCAGGAAATCGAGAACGTGCAGAAACTCACGGTTGATCGAACAGTGGTGGCCAAAGTTGCTGGACCTACGACCGAGCGAATTGCAGGCTACGCGCGAAAACTTGGCGCGGAGCTTGTCGGCAGCAGCGGGGAAATTCAACCCGCCGCGTGACATTCCGACCGCGCACTACCTGAGCACCGAGTTTTACCTACCCGCTGAAAGTGGCGTGCTGCACGGCCTCTACGATTTCCAATACACACCTTACTTTCTCGGCGTTGCCGCCGCCTTGGACGATCCACGGGTGAGTGAGGTGGATCTGATGAAAGCGGCGCAGATCGGCTGGACGTGGTTCTTGATCGGCTACCTGTTCAAGTTCATCCATAACCTGCCGCGCCCAATCATGATCCTGTTCGCCAAGGAAAAGGACGGCAAAAACTTTCATGACGAAAAGCTCAAGTTCGGAGTGACGGCCAACACTGAAGTAGCCAAGTTGATGCCGGTCGACGTTAGTCGCACCTCGGGCAACCGTTGGGACCATAAGACATTCCCGGGCGGGTTCCTCAAACTGGTGGCGTCGAACTCTCCCGGCAACGTTAAGTCCACGTCCTCGGTGGGCTTGTCGGTGGTGGAAGAACCGGACGACACGAGCGACGACGTGAAGGGGCAGGGTGATGCGATCGCCCTGCTGGAGGAGCGCGGCAAGCGCTACCCCGGCTCCAAGATGCTGGTGGGCGGTACGCCGGCGATCAAGGGCGCGAGCAAGACCGAAGCGCGCCTGGCCCAGACCGATTGCCGCGTGTTGCCGATCATCTGCCACGCGTGCGACAAGTCGCATGTGTTGGACTTCGCCCATATCAAGTGGCTCGACATTGATGAGGACGCCCAGCCCCACGAGATCTACGGCCGAGCGGATCCTGAGACCGCCGGCTACGGGTGCCCGCACTGTGGCGAAATTTGGGACGACTACCAGCGCAAAGAGAACATCCGCAACACGGTGTTCAATGCGATTGATGCCGGCGACCCCTATTGCGGCTGGGTGCCCACCAAACCCTTTGCCGGTCGTGCTGGATTCATTGAGCTGAACGAACTGTACGCGTGCCTGCCCGGTACCAGCCTGGCCGACATCGTGCGGGAGAAACTCAACGCCGAACACCAGGCGTCGATTGGCAACCTGTCGTTGCTGATCAAGTTCGTCAACCAGAAACAGGGCCGTGCCTACGAGTACAAATCCGACCTGCCTGAGGCCGATAAACTG